TACCGCTGTGTGCGGTGGGCGTGGACGGGTGATGTTTATAACCGCAAGGTTGTTTGCCTGAAGTGGGAAAAAATATGATAGACCCTTTAATCGCCCTAGAAGGGCTACAGCAAGCCATAGGACTTGTCAAAAAGGCAAGCAAAGTTGCTAACGATCTAGCGGGCCTGACCCCTATGATCGCTAAGATGTTCGACGCCAAAAGCGTGGCCACCCGATCCATGGTCGAGGCCAAGCGCTCGGGCAACAAGTCTAACCTTGGCGTAGCCTTACAAATTGAGATGGCGCTTGATGAGGCCAGACGCTTTGAAGCTGAGTTGATGCTGCTCTTTCAAGCCACTGGCCGCGTAGACGTGTGGAACAAGATCAAAGAGCGCCAACAACAGATGGACGTTGAAGACGCGCATCTAGCGCGCCAAGCCAAGGCCGAGGAAAAGAAACGCAAAGAAGACGAAGCCGAGCAGATGGCGTGGGCGGTGGGTATTGTTGTGATCGTCATGCTAATAGGCGCTGTTGGTTGGGGTATCGCTGAGATTAGCGAGATGTGCGCCCGGTCAAGGTGTGGTCGGTGAATGAGTACCAGAAACAGTTTGACTTGTTTCTCAAAGTGTTTGTGCGCTTGTGCATCGCTTGGTGGGTGCTTGGTCTTCTGCGGTTCTTGCCTGACGATTTGTCAAACAAGATTGTGAATAAACTACTTGGAATGATTGGACTGTAATGCTAACCCTACTCTCAACCCTGATCTCTTTCTTGATGGGCGGTCTGCCCAAGCTGCTGGAGTTCTTTCAAGACCGGTCTGACAAGATGCACGAATTGGCGCTGGCGCGGATGCAAATTGAGCGCGAGTTGGAGTTGCGCAAGGCGGGTTTTGAAGCGCAAGAGCGCATCGAGCATATTCGCACAGAGCAGTTAGAAACTGAAAGCGCCGCCGCCACCAGTCAGGCCATCATCGGCGCCCAGCAGGCTGAGATGCAGGCCATCTATGCGCATGACACATCGCTCAATGAAGGCACTAGCCAGTGGATGCACAACTTGCGCGCCAGCGTTCGCCCTGTCATTACCTACGGGTTCTTTTTCCTGCTAGTATTTGTGGACGTTGGCCTGTTTGCCTACGGCTGGAACAACGGCGTTAGTTTTGTAGAGTTGGCTGAAATGCTGTGGGACTCTGAAACTCAGGCGCTGTTTGCGTCCATCATAGCGTTCCACTTTGGTGGACGGGCGTTTGGCAAATGAATGTCTCGCCCAAAGCCATTGAGATGATCAAGCACCATGAGGGTGTTCGATTTAAACCGTACCAGTGCCCAGCAAAGCTGTGGACAATAGGAGTAGGCCATGTTCTTTATCCGCATCAAATCAAAATATTATTGGCTGAAAGGGGCGCTTACGCGCTTCATCCTGAAGATAGCCGGACGTTTACCAAAGACGAAGTAGATGGAATTCTCCGGGCTGATCTCGACCGTTTTGAGCGAGGCGTGGAGCGCTTTTGCCCAGTACCCCTTACGCAAGGTATGTTTGATGGCCTTGTGTCTTTTAGTTTTAACGTCGGTCTGGGAACACTCCAGCGTTCGACGCTTCGTCAGAAGTTGCTTCGGGGCGATAAAGAGGGCGCTGCCGAAGAACTTCTAAAATATTGCATGGCGGGCGGCAAGGTTCTTAAAGGCTTGCAAAACCGCCGCATAGACGAGCGCCGTCTATTCCTTAACTAGCGCTCGGTACGCCTCTATGGCGGTCTTCAAGTCGCACTGCAACTGCTGAATAATGTCATCCTGTTCGCACAGTTTGACGTAGCACTCGCCGGCAAAGTCGACCAGCGTCTCGCGTTCCCAAATATCAAACTTGGGCATCTGAATTTGTCGTTTTCTCCATCCGCTAGTCATTGATTTCTTTCTTTGAAGGTGCGTCCAGTTCGCGTCTGTAATACTTGGCCGGCATCTTGGCGTTCTTGTCCAGTTGTTTGCGCAGCCAGTCAATCCCGCCAAGTTCTTTAAAGACTAGCATGTGACGATCTGACAGACGCATGGCGCGGTATTTAAGTGGTTCAAGGGGTTTGGGGCGAGGCATTTACCTGACTCTCCTAAGTGGCATGTCCATGACGCGTTCTGGCGGTGGGGGCGGCATGTGTTCAGACGGCGGCGTCCAGCCGTGTTTGCGCCAGAGAGCCTGCACGTCTGAGCCAGACTCCCATTTGAAATCTTTGGTCGGCGTAGACGGGTAACTGATTTTTGAATGTGGTGGCAGTTCAATCATTGTGTTGCTCCTTTTAATAGTTCTAGTCTTTCCCTCGCTACGCGCAAGGTGTTATAGCGCTGGTGAAGGCGCTCAAGCATGCTGACGCGCTTGGCGCCCACACGTTCTTCGTTGAGCAGTCTGAGAACGTCTTCTTCGCTCATCCTGCTAAGTTGGCTGTTAAGGCTTCGCCAAGTGTTTGTCAATTTTTCTCTCCAGTTCGATAATTGTTGCACGCACGCGCATAAGCGCCCGCACGGCGGCGTTGGCCTCTCGGTCACGTATGCGCCGTTCTGCATGGGCCACTTTAAGTTTGGCTTTCCATTGGTCAATTCGTTTCATCTGGGCGCGTCCTCATAATTGTCAGGGTTAAACTTGGGTACGTTGGTGCCTTTGTCTTTGGGGTTTGGAAATGGTGGGAATGGCCACATCACGGTTTATCCTTCAGCACGGCTTCTAGCGCGTCCAGCGCCTTGTCCCATGCGTTGTAATCAAGGCTGCTGTTAAACGCCCTGACCAATTCGCTGGCCAACTTCTCAACCAGCCGCAGATAATCTTGTTCGCTCATTTAAGTTCCTCCATTGCAATATCTGATATGGCGCGCTTGTCATGCAAAGCGGCCCAAATTTTTTCATCTACCGTTTTGCTGGTCAGCATCACGTAACACCAGACGGGGTGCTGCTGGCCGGATCGGTGCAAACGTCCGATGGTCTGCTCGTAAAGTTCGAGACTCCACGGCAGGGACAGAAAGACCATGTGACAGCCCCCATGCTGCAAGTTAAGCCCGTGACCTGCGGATTTCGGATGCACGGCCAATAGTCGAATTTTGCCGGCGTTCCAGCGCTCAATAGCATTGGCGTCATCGAGCGTGGTGACGTTAAATCGTCGCTTGAGTTCGGCCAGTTCTTCTTGGTAGTTGTAAACAAGTATGGTATTAGTGCGTTGGTTTTCATCTAATAACTCCTCTAATCTTTCAAACTTGTGCAAGCTGTACCAAATTGGACGCTGGCTGGATACAAATTTGCCCGGCGACTCTGACGGCGTGGTCTTTGTGTCGTAAACAAACCCTGACGCCAGTTGTTGTAGCTTGCCCGTGACAACCGCCGCGTTGACGGCTGTGATGCCTTCCAGCACAAAGTCTTTCTTCATCGTGTTGTACGGCGTCAGATCCATGGTGCAGGCCAGTTCCACAGTATGCAAAGGCGGCAGCTTGTCCTTATACTCACCTGCTTCCAAGACAAATGTGGCAGGCTTGATCACGTCCATAACCTTCTCAAGCGAACCAACACGCGGCGACCATTCGCCAAACTCCTTATTGATCAGCACAAAGTACGTCTGCATGAACGCGCCTTTGCTACGCCCCAGCAATGACTGGTCAACGATCTTGCACTGGCCAAACACGTCCTCCAAACCGTTGCTGGTAAACGAGCCGGTCAAGCCCCAGCGCACGGTCATGGGGTCAACGACTTTAAGGAATGCTTTGAAGCGTGTGCCGCTGGGGTTCTTTAATCTGGTCAGTTCGTCAAACACCACGCCATCAAAATTTAATTTTTGCTCGGCCAGCCATTGCAAGTTGTCGTAGTTGGTCACGACCACCTGAGCGTTGCTTTTGAGCGCATCCAAGCGCTGCTTAGGTGTGCCAACGCACAGAGCCATACTTAGGCGGTCGCCCCACTTAGGGCGCTCGACTGGCCACACGTCTGTGCAAACGCGCTTGGGCGCCAGCACCAGCCAGCGCTTGACGTGGCCGTCGCGGATCATCTCCCACATGGCCGTCAGTGTGATGGCGGTCTTACCCGCGCCCACCGGCGCCAAGATCATGGCGCGGTCATGCTCAAAGAGAAAGTCAGCGGCTGTCTCTTGATAGGGTCGTAATGAAACCATCAACTTGTTCCTTAGTCCACAAACATGTGTAGTTCTGACGCAGTAG